CCAAGTACTGGAATAATCTTAGCATTGCCGAGTGCTAGCCCGATTGTTAGTCACTGGGGCGCGGCGTTTGTACAGGATGGCGGCTTTGATACTGACCGTTCATACTTGTTTAACTACCAGTCAATTAACGTTAACGTTACTACTAGACCAACTACACTATTTGCAGTGCGTTTGGCGCCAAGTGTTAGTAACGCACTAACAGGGGATCTGGGGGCTCGTGAACTTATCAACCGTGCTAGTTTCTTATTGCAAGCACTAGAGTCAACCACTGGTTCAGCAGGTGCTAATGCGGCCTTGGTAGTATTTGGAATTATTAACCCAAGTAATTATCCAAGCAGTCCATTAAACATAACCTTTAACAGTCTAAACAGTATAGCCATTCCTACAGGCCAACCTAGTTTTAGTCAGGTTGCCGCGGGTACTAGTATTGTTTTTGATCGTTCAGCCACTAATAACACAACCTGTACAGGTACTGTGTCAATAGGTGCAGTGATAGTTCCTGTTGCAAACGCCGCAGGTATACAGGTAGGCGACGACGTCATCGGTATCACCGTAAATAATGCGTTCTATGGACTAACCAAAGTAACAGCCATCAACGGCTTGAACATCACTATCAACCAGCCAATATTGGCAGGACTGGCCAGTGGTAATATTATACAGTTTAGTCGTAACACCTATGCACAACCTGGCGAAACGGTTTTCTCATTCTTGAACAGTCCAGCTAACAAGGATGCTTTAGATTTGAGTCAGTTGAAGGAATTAACTAATACACCGATTGGTGGTCGCGGAACATATCCTAATGGCTGTGATGTACTATTTGTTAATGCTTATATTACACAAGGTGCACCAGTTAACTCAAATACTGTTCTACGCTGGGGTGAAGCGCAAGCGTAATCTAGTTAACAGTCAAGAAAAAGCCCACTTACAGTGGGCTTTTTTATTATAAACTATCTGCAAGATCTATTATAGTTTGTATTTTGGTCTGTATGACTTTATTTTTTAAACTGAGATCAAGTCCTCTATGTACGGGTTTAGGAAAACGTCCTAGACTAAACCATCCCCATGCTTGATGTTCATCGCTAAGTACGGGAATAAATTCACTATCAATAATACAAAAGTACGTATGGAAATGAAATACTGAATCGTTGCTGGTAAATTTTTCTAAAGGTAAGACTTTTTCTATCTTGGGTAAGCTGCCTAATTCTTCGGTAATTTCACGTTCTAGACCTTGCCACGGGGTTTCTCCAGTTATATTAGTTCCGCCAACTAACCCCCAGGTTCCTTCGTGTTTACCAGTAGATTTTTGTAATAATAAAAACCGTCGTGTTGATCTAGCGTAGCATAGTGCGCCACTGCATACAATACGATCGTTTATAGTTCTAGTCTCCATGTGCCAGCCTGATATTCACCTTCAAAGCTCTTGATCCAGGACACATTATTCCAGGTATACTGAACTCCAGTGTATATATTAGTCTGAGCAAAGGTACTACTGTAATCCTGAGTAGAATCAAAAATTACTCGCCATGCTGTGCCATCATATTCTATAATGTCATTAGCATGTGCAATTAGACTACCCCATGTCACTGACTGATTACCGTCTGCGACTGTTTGAGCATCGCCGATGTTTTCTGTTATTAAATATCTGCGCCCGCCTAACAGATTACCGTATTTTGTATGTAGTTTAGCATTATCAGGTCCGGTGATCTGCGGGTTAATAATTGCATCAAATGTGCCAGGACTACCTTGACTACCTGCCTGGCCGTTTCGATAAGCTGGTGCTGTGTAACCTACTTCATAATCAAAGTTACCGGCGCTGTCAATACCAGTGTTTGTGGTCAAAGTATCCGGATCCCAGTTGATCATTAGCAGGGTAGAGTCAGTTGGATTAAGAGATATAGTGCCTACGATTTCACTACCGTTTGATTGTAGTAAATATATACGGCTTGATCCGGGGAAAAACTTATTGGGATATTGATTAAAAATATCATCCCACAGGACCGGTATACCCTGTCGAACTGGTATTTCTAGTGTAGATTCTCTAGGAACTACACTTTCAGAAGCGTGTAGTAGTATCGCTTGATTACTATAAACTTGTACTCCGTAATCTGTTACAGTCACGTTGACTCTTGTTAGCAGATCGCTAAATGATGTTGTCCCCGGACTTCCTGCTAGATCAACTCCTAAGCCCTCGATATATCCGGTAGAGCTAGTGTCAGTCGCACCATACAAGCTAGTAATAATCTTTTGTATAACACCAAGACGTTTAACCTTAACCGGAGGACTGATCCAAATAGGAGATTCAACTGTTAATGTAGCAATATCGATAGGTGTGTCAGTACCAACAGGCACAGTTCTGCTGTCCCAACTAATGTTAGTTAAATTAAGCACACTGATACTGGTCCAGTCGATGTAATTATCTGTAGTTTGTAATTCTAAACTGGGATTGAATAGTACCAGTATCTGTTCAAGTATCTGTAATTTTTGATCAGTGTTAGCTGACCAAATGTCTACTTTCATAGTGAGTTTAAACGGAGTCGGCATCAGGCGTTCAACTGTATAGTTACGCCCTTGTGCTTCATTATAGTTTGTAGGATTTCCACCACCGTCGACGTTGAAATCACGCTCACGGAAATTCATCTTACCGACATAGGTAGCATCACTTAGTCTACTACTATCCAGTTCTAAACCGGTAACGTAGACTGAAATCCTTGGTACTGAATTGACCTTATTTTCTGAGTTATTACGAATAATGCTGGCAACCTGCCGATCAGCATCACCATACATTACTGGTATGCGTACTAGTGTACCGTCACCATACTTAACTGTAAAATTACTAAAAACACGAATAGTCTGCGTGAGATATCGGCGTATTTGCCCATCATAGAACCATAACATTAGAAGTCCGCCTGTGGTTTATATTTAAGAGCTGTTGAAAGACTCTGTCTCTGCGGCTCAATATAGTTATATAGCGTCACAGCCCATAATCCACTGTAAGGTATGGTTAACGTTGCTGTACCAGTTCCGGATCCACTAGCAGTGGCAATAAACAAGAGTCCCACAGTATTAGCTGTTGCACCCACTGTGATAAAATCAGTAGTGCCTAGACTGATAATTTTGTACTGTCGACCTACAACAAAATTTCCAGCGGTCAGTGTAGGTAAATTAATTTTTAATTTACCACTTTCATTACTGAGCAAACTGGTATAAACTGTAGTATCAAAATCTAGTATAACAGTATCTAGTTTCAACACTAGATATTTTGCAGTTACATAGGTCATTAGAGTATGAATTACAGTATCGCCTGCATGGATAGTACCTTGAGGCTCTCCGAATACTAGTGCAGGATTATGTGAGAACCCATCAGCAATCTTATCATTGTAGGTATTTGCTGTATTATTAATAAAGCTGGTCTTCCATGTAGCACGAGAATCGTTATTAGTCATAGTCATACGCACACTGTCTTCTACTTTGACCCAACGTGTACTGTCAAATCGGAATAGCCTGTTAGGTGCAAAATCTGTGCGCAGAAAGAAATCATCTTGCGCCGGGGCATCTGGAAATTGTATACCAAACCCAAATGCGTATCCGTTTACAGGAAATCCGTCGCCTAACATATAACCTGAGTACCCTGCTCTTGGCGGAACTGCATTGACCGCTCCGGCAGTGATATTACCGGAGTTACTTGCATCTAGTGTTGTTTCGTCAGCAGATTGAATAACAGGTTTGCCCTTGTCATCAACTGCAAGTGTATAGAATTGTCTAGTTTCATAACCACTCTTAGGAGCGTCAACTTCTGATTGAGCAACGACTTTATCACCGATTGCTAACTCAGTGTTATGTGTACTGAGTAGATCACGCAGAGTAGTATCAGCTACAGGATCGCCATTAGCATCGAGTGCAGGCTGATTTAGTATGCTGGCAAACTGTTGGGCATCGGTTACTTTTTTGCATCGTAATCTATACAGATGTGGGAACCATGTTACACTAAATCCTTCGCTTGCACGACCTACATCTTCAATTACATAATACCGAGGCAAGCTAAAATCAAATTCATTAAGTGCAAAATCATCACGCAGATGAGGCAGTTCAAACACATCGCCTGATATCGGTTTCCTGCCAATGGTTTTAATAATATCGTTAATATGCACGGTCATAAACATAGTATCTTGGTCAATAAATAAACCAAACTGGCTTAGATTAAAGTCGATATTTTGTACGTTATACATACCACGTAAACGATAAATTTGTGTGTCATAGCTTCGATCGCGATTTTCTAAAAACAGCAAGTCTTGTATGTTAGTCACGCTCTGTTTAGCGTATAATGGCTGATCAGCACTCTGCGTAACTCCGGCTGTAGGGCCTAGGTATTTGTGCAAATATATGTCAGTTCCGCCAGCTTGAAACATTTCGCTAGCTTGGCGATCTATAAATTTGTAGTCATTTCCACGTTCGGGTTTGTAAAGGCTTAATCTTGGCATAGTAACATATTTATCGCTAGCTAAATATACTACGAGGACAAAATAATGGAAGATTCACCATCAACGGTAACGTCAACAAGTCTAGCAGAACGCAATAAAGTATTCGATTACGTTAAAAACATGCTGGGCGACGGCATGATCGAAGTTGAACTAGACCCTAAACATTACGAAACCGCTCTAGACCGAGCCTTAAATCGTTACCGTCAACGCAGTCCTAATGCGGTAGAAGAAAGCTATTTGTTCTTAGAATTAATACAGGATCAAAATGAATACAGATTACCAGATGAAGTTATTACGGTACGTCAAGTATTTCGCCGTGCTATTGGCAGCCGTACCGGTATGGGCGCTGGTGGTACTTTGTTTGAACCCTTTAACTTGGCATATACAAATACATATTTGATGAGCGGCAGTATGATGGGAGGCCTAGCAACATATGATGCTTTTGCCGGCTATCAGAAATTAGTAGGGCGTATGTTTGGTAGTTATATAGAATTTAATTGGAAACCTACTAGTCATATATTGAATATTTTACAACGTCCGTTTGCTCAAGGTGAACAGATCCTTGTACAAAGTTACAACTTCCGTCCTGACTGGGTATTGCTACAAGACATCTATGCTAAACAGTGGCTTAAAGACTATGCACTAGCCACAGCAAAAATGATGCTAGGTGAAGCACGTAGTAAGTTTGGAAGTATTGCAGGCCCTGGTTCACCCATTACCCTCAACGGTACAGCATTGCTAGCCGCTGGTAAAGAAGAGCTAACCAATCTTGACAAAGAATTAGAAAACAATACTGTAAACGGCAGTAATGGATACTATTTCGTTCTTGGCTAACAAATAATTTGACCTCGTAATAAAAGTGTTATATACTGTAGCTTCTACAGGAGATATTCATGATTATAGGCGTCTGCGGATTTATTGGTTCTGGCAAAGATACTATTGCCGATTATTTAACTAACTTCCACGGATTCCGACGAGAATCATTTGCCAACAGTCTTAAAGATGCTGTAGCTCATGTATTTGATTGGGACCGTACAATGCTAGAAGGCCGCACAAAATCAGCTCGCGAATGGCGTGAACAAGTAGATCCATGGTGGTCAGAACGCTTGAATATGCCTAATCTAACCCCTCGCTGGGTACTGCAATACTGGGGTACAGAAGTATGCCGCAAGGCATTTCACGATGACATATGGATTGCCAGCTTGGAAAATAAACTACGCAACTCAAAAGACGATATTGTTATTTCAGACTGTCGGTTTCCTAATGAAATTAAATCAAT